GACAACACAAGTCCGCTGGGCAACACGGCGGCGCTGAGTGTGACCACCATGAACAAACCTATGTTTACCAAGTCCTTTACAGAACACGGCTTTATCATGGGACTCGCAGTGGTGCGAACCGACCAGACCTATCAGCAGGGCATCGAACGCATGTGGAGCCGCACCGGACGATATGACTACTACTGGCCGGTACTGGCAAACATCGGCGAACAGGCTATTCTTAACAAAGAAATCTATGCACAGGGCAACGCAAAGGACAACGAGGCATTCGGCTACCAGGAAGCATGGGCCGACTATCGGTATAAGCCGAGCAAGGTTACCGGTCTTTTCCGAAGCAACGCACAACAGAGTCTCGATGCATGGCACTATGCACAGGACTACAACGCACTGCCTACTCTGAGCACCACTTGGATGGAACAAGGCGAAGCCGAGATGAAGCGGACTCTTGCAGTACAGTCTCAGCCGGACTTTATCGCAGACTTTTACTTTATGAACAAAACAACGCGGTGTATGCCGGTCTACAGTATTCCGGGACTCATCGACCATCACTAAGAAAGGAGGAAGCCGGGGCAAAACCCGGCTATTTTAGTACATGTCATTTTTAGCAGCACTAGGAGCAGGCGCAAAATTACTAGGCGGAGTAAGCACGCTCATAAACGCCGGAACAGGAATCTTCAACGCGCTCAAAGGCACATCCGGAAGTGGAGTAACAAGCTCTAGCGGATACCAGACAAGCCAAGGCGCAAGCGGGTCAACAATGACCGGAGAAAGCGGCGTAAATGTTGACCAAACAAAAGAGCTTGCAAAATACTTTCTTGGGCAAAGTCAGCAAGCGCAAGGAATGCAGAGTCAGCAAAACAATAAGAACTCTCTCATGGCACTGGGCTTAAACACTCTGGGAGCTATCCAGCAGGGCGTTTATAATCGCATCCAGCAGGATGCAGCGATGTCCTACAACTCAGCAGAGGCGGCGGCTAACAGGGCATGGCAAGAGCGTATGAGCAACACGAGCTACCAAAGAGCAATGGCCGACATGAAAAAAGCGGGGTTGAATCCAATACTCGCATACCAGCAAGGCGGAGCAAGCACACCGGGCGGAGCACAAGGGACCATTGGACAGAGCAGCATGAGCGCACCAAGCGTCGGGACACAATCGGCTAGTATGCCGACAATCTCCGGCACAGTAGCAAACTACAGCAAGACCAAAGCAGAAAGCTGGTCATGGACAGACTCGCACGGAGAGCAGCACAGTAGCGGTTATAACAGCTATCAGACGGATTTCCCGGACTTAACCGGATGGCTCAACCAAAACAACAACAGCGGCAAAAGCACAGCAGCTGGAGGCGGCAAAAAAGAAAAAAAAGACACAGCAGCCGGAACAACGCCTAGGAACAATCAGTACATCGGCAGCAACTTCGGAAACTACTGGAAAGACAAATTGGGGGGAGGTAAATAAATGAGCTGTGAAAGACCACTTATCAGAGTATACAACCCAAACGACCATAACATAACAGGGTCAATCATGACCCTAGAAAAATACAGAGAAAGAGCACATAATCCAGAGGCGACATACGAAAGCCTAGCATATAGAAAAGATGTCATGCTGCTACCATGCGGCAAGTGTCTGGGATGCAGACTCAGACAGCGACAAGACTGGGAGACCAGAATGTTGATGGAGTCAAAAACACTCACACCAGCATGGTTTTTTACTCTTACATGGAATCAAGAATATGTGCCGGGAATGATAAGAGCAACCGGCGAACTTATACGTGGAGCAGTCCACCAGTGGACAACGGGAGACGCGCCAGAAGTTGTGCAAATCCTATTGCAAGAGGACATGGTACTTTTTAACAAAAGACTCCGAAAAAAGCAAGAAATGTCCAATAAATGGGGTACAGACCTCAGATATTTTTATTGCGGCGAATACGGCGAAACCACAGGAAGACCGCATCACCATGCAATCTATTATGGGCTAGAAATACCAGACCTTAAGAAAAAAAGAGGCAATAATCCATACTTTGAGAGCGAAACAATAGACAAAATCTGGGGAATGGGCAATGTAATAATTGCAGAGGCCTCACCGGAAACAATGGCGTATGTAGCGGGATATGTGACAAAAAAAGCCTACGGCAACGACACAAAACGATACAATGAGCTAGGGCTACCAGCGCCTTACTGCTGCATGTCGCGAAATCCGGGTCTAGGATACGACTACTATCAAGAACACAAAAAACAAATGTACAAAGACGATGGGTTATATTTTAACGGCAAAAAAAGGCCCATTCCAAGGTACTTTGACAAGATGCAAGAAACCGAAAATCCCAAAAGGCTGTGGGAGATTAAAGAAAAAAGACAGTCAAGCGCAACAAATGCACTTAAAATCAAGATGTCAAACACAGACGTAACAATAGAGCAGCAAGGGAAAATTAAAGAAAAGAATCTCAGAGAACGCTTTAGTAAAGCAAGAGGGATTCTATAAATGGTGTCAGTGGGCCTAATCCTATCAAGATAAGGATTAGGCCCACACCCAAGTTTCACAGCTATCCACGGCTAATTAAAAGCATCATAAAAACAAAAAAGGGTCTCCTGTCGCCACGGGAGACCCCTTTCGTGTACGCCCCTCGTAGGGGCTACCGAGGTACGAAGCAAAATCATAAGCTAAATTACGCTCACGCGCACGCACGCGCGAAACGCGCACGCACGCACGTGTATTTGCAAACATAATCTATTATATATAACTTGTTGTAGTAGTAGTAGTAGAAGGTGTTGAAATGTTGAATACTATGAATTTTTATCCTTGGAACGATATTTTTTGGTTAATCTTAATGTTGATAATTTTGTGGATAACTTGTTGAATTGTTGAAAGTGTAGCAATATGCACAAAAACCTTTGTGCAACATTTTGTGGAAAACCTGTTGAAAGTGTTGAAAGTGTTGAAAAAGTAAATAAAGGCAATCCGGCGATCGGGACCGAGAAGTTACGTCATGCTCTTCGTACGGCGCACCGCGCCTAGCGCATGACCTCTCAAAAAAAATTTCAAAAAACCTATTGACAAAAGAAGAAACATGTGGTATAATGCAAACAGAAAGAGAGGTAAGAAACATGAAAGCAAAATCCATGAATCACCTGAGTGTAAAAGCACTTGAAAAACTGTACCAATACGGATGCTATGAAACAACAAAGTACAGATACAGCTACGATTACGACAAAGATAAAATTTACCGCATCGAAAAAAAGATGCTGGGAACAACAGAAGCACTCGACCCGGAAAATTGGGTAGAGCAATAACCAAGGTTAAACAGCACAGAAGTGCTATTTTACAAAACCATTTATACAAAATAACTTTTAGAAAGAGGTGAACCGCTCTGACTCTCAAGGAAATTGACGCGCTGTTTAACAACATCCGCAAAATCTTGGCCATGCTGGACAAGATTTATCACGCAGTAGAGGGCAACCAGCCAAAGGAGTAACCATGGCGAAGAGAAGTAAGGTCAAAAAGTCAAAAGACACGAAAGTGTTTACTCAGACGGCAAAAAAGACCAAGGCCGTCAACGTAAGCCCGAAAAACATGCGAGGAGGCACGAGACTGTAATGCTGAAAAAATACTATGCAATCTATGACAAAGTGGCCAAGAGCTACAGCGGACTCTTCGAACAGCAGAACGACGCAGTTGCCAGCAGACTCTTTGAGAGTCAGCAGAAGAACAAAGACAGCTTTATCAGCGTGAAGCCGGAAGACTTCCAACTGTGCTACATCTGCACCATGGAAGACGAAACCGGCGAAATCATGGACAACAGCAGAACGCTGGTATGTGAGGGCAAGCCCAATGAGTGAGTTCAGAAGCGCATACAGCGGCCACGTGAGGCATACGAGTCTGACCGGGAACGGACACGAACCCGAATACGAGTACAAAATAACCGAAACCGGCAGGGAGCTGGTGAAAACCGGCGAAAACGACGTCTATGCACTCATCCAGAGCCGACTGGATGAAACCAAAATCGAAAACATCATCAAAAGAGCGACCTACGACCCGACGACGCTGGGGGACCAGGAATGGCAGAACAGTGAGCAGATGGTGGACATTACCGACGTGCCGACGGACTACCACACATGGTACAACCGCATCGAGGACGCAAAGAAGCAGTTTGAAGCACTGCCTATCGAAATCAAAAACAAATGGGATAACGACGTAGAAAAATACGTCATGGCCTACGGCACGGAAGAGTGGGCCGACAAAATGGATCTCCTGAAGGAAAAAAAGCCGACTGAAAACACGACAGAGAAAAAGGAGGCAGCAGAGTGAACCGCAACAGTGAATACAACTTTGCACAGAATCCACAGGTAGGAGTAAGCCGAAGCAGATTCCAGCGCAACAGTGACAACAAAACCACCTTTAACACCGGCGACCTCATCCCGATTTATCTGGATGAGGTATTACCCGGGGATACGCACGAAATCGACGTGGCCTGTGTCATGCGTATGGCAACGCCAATCTTTCCTGTGATGGACAATGCCTTCTGTGACTTTTACTTCTTCTTCGTGCCGAACCGCTTGCTCTGGGAGCACTGGAAGGAGTTTATGGGTGAAAACAAAGAAACCGCATGGACGCCTAAAACAGAATACAGCATCCCGCAGGTCACAGCACCGGCAGAAGGCTGGGAAGAAGGAACTTTAGCAGACTATCTTGGTCTGCCTACCAAAGTAAAGGGCATAAGCGTGAGCGCTCTGCCGGGACGCGCATACGGCCTCATCTACAACGAGTGGTTCCGGAACCAGAACGTTACACAGCCGACGCTCGTAGAAGTGACGGACGCAACCACAACCGGCAAAAACGACGGCAGCAAAACCAACGACAGCGCCATCACGTTGGCAAAGCCTCTCAAAGCGGCGAAGGTGTTTGACTACTACACCGGAGCACTGCCCGAACCTCAGAAAGGCGAACCGATTACTCTGCCTCTGAGCGGGAATGCTAGCGTTAAACCATATGAAAGCGACCTTAAAACGTTAAATCCAGACGATATTTTCTTCAGACAAAACAGCGGCAGCGCTTCAAACCCATACCCAAAAGCAGGAATCCAATATGAACAAAACATTGGAACCTACACAATATCGGGTCCAACACAACCAACCGGGAGTGATGTAACAACCCATTATCTCATGGCAGACCTTAGCAGCGTAAACGCAACGACCATCAACCAACTCCGACAGGCATTTCAGATCCAGAAGCTGCTGGAAAAAGACGCACGAGGCGGCACAAGATACCGCGAGGTGTTGAGGGAACACTTTGGGGTTATCTCGCCTGACAGCCGGATGCAAATTCCGGAGTATCTGGGCGGCTACAGACTGCCTATCAACGTGTCTCAGGTTATCCAGACCTCTTCGACCGACAACACAAGTCCGCTGGGCAACACGGCGGCGCTGAGTGTGACCACCATGAACAAACCTATGTTTACCAAGTCCTT